GAATGAACATACTCTCACGACGTGTCTGTGAAAGACTGTCATTGCCACCCTTTACAAAGTGATAAAGGTTCTTCCATTCTTTACGCAAAGATGTATGGTCTGTTCCTACAGGAACTTCATTCTTTTGATAAGGAACTTGTCCTTCTGGGACCATTGTGATTACAGTATCATCAAAGTTCCAAATCAAGATAGATTTCAAACCATCAAATCCATACTGCTTCAGAATCTCAGCCTTCTTTGCATTTGTCCTCTGCTTACTTGCAAGATCTAGAATCTCAAATACAAAGGGATTAGGCGGCAGTTTTGTGCTCACTGCCGTAGTTGTTTTCTTAGTCGTCGTCTTCTTCTTCGTAGTCGGAGAAGTCATTGTCAAACCTCACTGCTAAAATTTCATCTGGGATAAGGTCTCCGTTCTCATCAAACATTTCAGGATGATACTTATTGATTTTAATCTCCTGAAGATATTCTTGTGCAATGTATCCAATTACCAGCCCTACAAGGAGGAATAGAACTGAAATTAGAGAACTGAGTGTAAGAATTGCTGCCTGCATTTACTTTCTCCGAGAGATTCTTTTTTTAAAGTCTAGATGAAGTTCTAGGTAAAAGTCAATCTCTCGGTTAAAGAGAGAAAAAAGTTTTCCAAACTTCACTTGAAAAGTTTTTGGAACTTCCTCCCTCTTTCTGCCTTTTCTTAAAAGCAACTCTAAACCCCTATTCATAGATAAGGGTTGTTGGTTGTCTGATTTATTTAGAGGACTTCTTTCGTCTTCCTGGTCTCTTGTCTCTTTCATACTGCCAAGCATCCTCAAGTATTTTATACAGATAAGTTTTGATTTTCCTTGCCTGAGGTTTGGAGATGTGACCATACCCCTCCCTCAATTGCTTATGGACATCATCTGAACCACCCTCAAGATAGTCTTCCAAGTCCATTACAAGACTACTAATTTCATCTGCAACAGTGCTCTCAATGAACTCTTCAACCTCTCTCTTCAGAACTTTATTGCTCCTCAGATAAGAATAGAAGTCAAGAGTCATCTTCCCATCAAAGGCATCTTCAATTGCCTTTTCAAGAAGACCATACATGTCATAGTTAACAATATCCATTAGACCAAATTGTTTTCCTTGAGATACTTGACAGTTTCAGTGCAGCCACCAATGTTTCTTCCACTCTCAATAACTTGAGGGAAAGTTGCATTTGGACCAAATTGAGTAATGAATTCCCCTCTTGTAAAATCAGTTCCTAATTTGTAGATCACATGTTGTAGACCTGCCAATTGTAGCACCTTCTCAACTTTAGAGCAATAGGGGCAGTTGTCTTTGGAGTAAACTGTAAAGGTCATGATGGTGGGTTTTCTTTTAATTTATAAAAATCTGCATATGATAAGACTTGGTGAGAATAACCTGGATGATCTCTCTTCATAATAATGGGAACAGCCATTATACCTGGCCATTTTCCTTCAAAGAATACAACTTTGTTTTCTTCATCAACAATTCTTTTCATATTTAGAGTTTACCTCCAACTGTTCCTTCATGGACAACTTCAGGTTTCTCCCAACCCTCTTGCTTTCCCTTCAGATAGAAACGAGTGGCAGTAATACAACTCTGCTCAGACAGTGCTGAAACAAGTCCATTGCCTTCTTTGTCCTTGCTGTGCCAAAGGAATCGTGCCTTCTCTACAGTGAAGGCATCATCAATTAGTTTGGGGTCCTGTGTACTCATGTTTCTGTTTCAATTCAGGGTTAGGTTGTGAAGGAACTACAGGGTTCCTGGTCACATTTTCAATGACAATGAATGCATCACTTTGATAACTCACTGTCCCAAATGGTTTTGCCCATCGTGGATTGGCATCTTCTGTCTGGTGGATACCACTATTAGCAACCCCACCAATCTTGACACGAAGTTCATCATCTGGACTCCAATCCATCTTACCAAGAGCAATGGCAAGTTGTCCAAGCATATCAGCGCTTGGGAATTTCTCCTTCATCACATTCTCCTCTGGTTCCAGGTTTCCGATCATTTCTCTTCAGGTAGTAAAGGTTTGGCCAAGTGTCTTGAACAATTTCTCTCAACTTGTGAGGTGTCTCTGTTGTTATCATTCCAGTGTCTTACTGCATTAGCCACAATAGCCACATTAGTGACCAAGTAAGAAACAAAAATAAAGGTGCGTATCCAAGCAATAGTATCAGATTCTCTGTCATCTTTACCAGACTTTTCTCCTAAAGATTTTGCCCAAAGTCTCCAGACATTATTCCTTTTACTTTTTTTCTTTTTGGACATTTAAAAATCTATATAGCATAAAAAAGAGGGTCTTGGAGACCCTCAGTATAGCAGATGCTCAACTATTCTCCAAATTCAATTGAACATGATCTGCTTGTTCAGGTCCAAACAGTTTGAGTTTACGACGCTTCTCTGTAGTGTTGGCAATAATCATTGCAGCAGAGGTGATAGGAGGAGCAAAACTGAGTGTTATGCCAGCGTCAACCATTGCTAGTGGGATTGCAATGCCAGCAACACCAGTGGCAATCCAAGTAGGTTTCCAATAATTGGTCTTAGCAGAATAGTAAATGGAAGAAATTGGTGCAATAAAAAGATGCCCAATTACAACTGCCCAGCAACGAACAGCTGCTTGCTTTGCTTCACTAATCTGTATTTTTTTATTTTGATATTCTTCGTAGTCCATAAAAAAAGAGGGATATCATCCCTCTCAGTATATCATTAATCATTTCCTTTGTAAAGTTTCTCTAGTCTCTCTCTAGAAAGATCAACATAAAGAACCTCTTCGCCATCGGCAGGTGCTTCAGGGTGACGTGGTTTAGGTTTGGGTTTATTCATTTCCACATTGATGGATTGAATATTACCCCACATCATCGCAAACGAAGCACCAAGAATAGTTCCAAAGCAAAGAAAGTAAAAGAAAATTTCAAAGTTGTTCACAGAGCATTACCACGGGGGAGAACTTCCTCAGGGAACACAAAGTTCTCATGAGGTTGATCGACTGGTGCCAACCAGTTTCTGAGACCTTCATTCAATAGAATGTTCTTAGTGTAGAAGGTTTCAAACTCTGGATCTTCTGCTGCTCGAATCTCTTGTGAAACAAAGTCATACGCACGCAAATTAAGTGCCAAACCAATGATACCGATAGAAGAAGTCCAAAGACCCATAACTGGTACAAAAAGCATAAAGAAATGCAACCAGCGTTTATTGCTGAACGCAATGCCAAAGATCTGAGACCAGAATCTATTGGCAGTAACCATTGAATAAGTTTCTTCCTCCTGTGTGGAGTCAAATGCCTTAAAAGTATTTGCCTGATCGCCATCTTCATACAAAGTATTTTCTACGGTAACACCGTGAATTGCAGAGAGCAGTGCTCCACCAAGGATACCTGCTACACCCATCATATGAAATGGATTAAGCGTCCAGTTGTGGAAGCCTTGTAGGAATAGAAGAAATCTAAAGATCGCTGCAACTCCAAACGACGGCGCAAAGAACCAACTGGACTGTCCAAGAGGGTAGATGAGGAATACACTAACAAATACGGCAATAGGACCTGAAAAAGCAATCGCATTGTAGGGACGGATTCCGATGAGACGTGCTAGTTCAAATTGCCTGAGCATAAAACCTATAAGGGCAAAGGCTCCGTGGAGCGCCACAAAAGTCCAGAGTCCCCCAAGTTGGAGCCAGCGGACAAAATCTCCTTGAGACTCAGGACCCCAAAGTAGAAGAAGAGAATGACCCATAGCGTCAGCAGGACTTGACACTGCTGCCGTAAGAAAATTAGCACCTTCAAGGTAGGAAGACGCCAATCCGTGGGTATACCAGCTTGTAACAAACGTCGTGCCAGTAAGCCAGCCACCAATTGCAAGATAAGCAGTGGGAAAAAGAAGGAGTCCAGACCAACCCACAAAGACAAAGCGATCTCGTTTAAGCCAGTCATCCAGGACATCGAACCATCCTCTCTGTGAAATAGGCGGTGAAAGTGTTGATGAAGCCAAGAAAAACCTCCAAATTTACTTTTCTTATTTAGTTTACACTTCTTTACATAGAAAGTCAATGAGCAAATGTGCTCATAAAAAAGGGAGGTCTCGCAACCTCCCTGTCTTATTAATTGTTTAGCATATTTCTACATATCCGTTTACAAGTTTGTTGGTCTTCGTCGCATTCGATTAAACAATTGAAATAATCATTGATTAATTCTAATTCATCATTACATCGGTCAACAGTCTCCTCAAAGTGTTTCCATTCTGCAAGTTGATTGTAAGATACAAGGTTGTGCATAATGTCCTCCATGCACAAGGTTAAACATAATGTAGTTGGAATTTAGATTCATTTGTCTCACCTCATTATTCTATCATATCTATACAAGATAGTGTTATATGTGATACAAAAATTTATGCCTACGAGTTTATACCTAGTCATAAAAAAAGAGACCCGAAGGTCTCTTTTGAAGAATATTCAGTTTTTAGGAAACTCAACCGATGGTTG